ACTCTACGTGGCGGCGCGAACTTCCTTGTTACTTCCCCAGAGGTTGCTAACATTCTTGAGTTCACCGCCGGTTTCCGCGCAAACGTAACCCATGACGATGCTAATGGTACTGCTGGCACCCAGCAAGTTGGTACCCTAAGCAAGCGTTATGACGTATACGTTGATCCTTACTTCCCACGCAACCTCGTACTTGTTGGACGTAAGGGTGGTTCCTTCCTAGAGAGCGGTTATGTGTACGCTCCATACGTGCCACTACAGGTCACTCCTACCATCTTCGGTGTGGAGGACTTCGTACCACGTAAGGGTGTCATGACACGCTACGCGAAGAAGATGGTCCGTCCAGATATGTACGGTCTAGTCGTCTGTCGCGGACTCTTAGGTGAGAGCGGCGCTTCAAGCTAAATCTTAGCCTAGCCTAGATTGATCGACCCCGTGCTTCTTATGAGGTGCGGGGTTTTTTTATGCCCAATTCACTATTTATGCTACGAGCGATAAAACGCTCTATGACACGATTATAAATGGAGGGTCATAGCATGGCAAAGAGAATAGGTCTCAAGAGAACACAAGCGTTAATTGAGAATTTAAAAAGAGAATTAAACTTACAAGGCACAACACTTACAGGTGCCGACACAAGCGGACAAGCGACAGCACTTGCAGCCACTCACGGTGCTGGTGCCATAAGCACCGAGGTCGCCCCAAAGCACTATCGCTACCGAACACCAGATGGTACTTTTATTAATACAATTGAACTTGATCTAACTGGTCTTAAATCTTACAGTGATGAGGGTGACGCTATAGGTTTGGACGGAGTTGCAGGAGCGTTCATTACTAAATATGTCGCTTCAACTTTTGGTATTCTTTATAAAATTGAAGTCAGCTGTATTGAATTGCCAACTGCAGATAGTAATGTTCTTTTGGATTTTGATTTGTTATCCGTGCAAGAAGACACTCTCGCCGGAAACGGCGCTGTTGACGGTGGTACCAATCCCAAAGATTTGTTTGTCTCTGATGGAAACTTTTCATTGGGTGAAACAAAACAGCAGCTATCCCCACTACAACCACACGCAGATGGACACGCGATATACCTTGTCAGTGGAAATACACACAGCGCCGCATCGGTGTTCACAGCGGGTAAGCTTGTCATTAAATTCTATGGACACCCAACCTTTTAAAACTTTATGAGTTTATTAACCCCCTTCTCTTGGAGGGGGGTTTTTTATTTGAGCAATAACTATTTATGTAAACACAGGAGTTTTATACAATGGGAAAGAAAAGAAAAATTATATCAAACCCTAAAAAGTTCGGCAGAAAGTTTGCTGCACACCCGCTATCGTCTAAAACACCAGAAACCGCTGACGAAGAAAAAGTGGTTGTCGCACCAAAACCGGAGCCCAAGCCAGAGCCCAAGCCAGAGCCTAAGCCAGAGCCTAAGCCAGAGCCCAAGAAACTTAAGGTTAAAAAGAATGCTGTATCGCCACCGCCAAAGCATAAACGCCGCCGTAACAAAACTGAAACAAACTAAACCGATTCACCAATAAGCCATTTAGACCTTCTCCTACTATTTATATGGAGGAGATATATAAATGGCTCAACCTACACTGACACCTACATCGCAAACTAGTAAAGTAATATTACCAAGTTCAAGCGCTCCTTCAGCAGCAGAAGAAGCAACGTTCCCTTTTAGCGTATACACTGCTGATCAATTTTTCTTATCGGGAGCCGCCGACCAAGTTGCTTTTACTTACAACAAATTAGGTGGCGATGTCCTTGATATTGAGTTAACAAAAGAACAAGTATTTTCTTCTTATCAAGAGGCGGTTCTAGAATACTCTTATCTTTTGAATATACACCAAGCAAAAAATGCAATTGGTGATCTTTTAGGCGCCAAAACTGGTTCATTTAATGAAGAGGGTCAGCTAAGAGATACAACTGATCTTGAGGACGTAGCACTAAAATTTCCTAAGTTTAAGTTCGAATATGCTAGAAGAGTTGGTCATGGTTATTCAACTGAAGCAGGGCTTGGTGGCGTTACTCCGATTTATTCTGCTTCTTTCAATACAACTTCTAGTGTGCAGGATTATGACTTGCAAGCAATCGTTTCTTCGTCTGCAGCAACAGATACAGATGCTGAGTTTTACGGTCTTGTAAGCGGTAGCAGAATTAATGTGACAAAAGTGTATTATAAAACACCACAGGCAATGTGGAGGTTTTATGGATACTACGGAGGATTAAACACAGTTGGCGACTTGGCAAGTTATGGTCAGTATGCTGATGACAGTACATTTCAGTTAGTTCCAACTTGGCAGAATAAAGCACAAGCCATGGCGTTTGAAGATGCCATATATACTAGAAACAGCCATTATAGTTTTGAGATTAAAAACAATAAACTAAGAATATTCCCAAACGCTGTTACGGTTAGTCCGAGAAAAATGTATATAGAGTTTTTTATCGACTCAGATACACCTTGGAAAGAAGAAGGCAGAACAGACAATGGAGTCGATGGTATCAATAATATCAACACATTACCATTTGAAAATACTCCATATCAATCGATCAACTCTATCGGCAAACAATGGATAAGAAGATTTGCCCTTGCATTATCAAAAGAGACTTTGGGCAATATTCGTTCTAAAGTTAGCTCAATACCAATACCTGGAGATAGCATAACACTTGATGGAGCGGGTCTTCTAAGTCAAGCGCAAACAGAACAAGAAAAACTTAGAGAAGAATTAAAAACAATATTTGATGAGTTAACTTACACTAAAATTGCCCAAGGCGATGTAGAATTATCTGATGCTGTTAATAAAGTTCAAGAAAGAATTCCAATGCGGATTTTTGTGGGATGATAAATGGCTGATAATGAATGGACACAACCAGACGCACCACCTCCCCCACTTTTTTTGGGGAAGAAAGAGCGTGATTTTGTAAAGCAGGTTAATGACGAGCTTATAGAGCGAATCATTGGTCAAGGCATATTTTATTTTCCAATCAGCATGGAACATACGAATTTTCATCCAATGTATGGAGAGGCGATAGAAAAAACATTTTTGCCACCGGTAAGAGTATATGCTTTAGTGATGTGGGAGGGCTTCGTAACTGAAACAACAAATTTAGGTATAGATCGTAGACCCTCTATTATTGTTCATTTCCACAAAAGAAGATTGACAGAGGATCAAGATTTATTTGTTAGAGAGGGAGACTTTGTAAAATACGGCGATACTTTTTATGAAATAGTCCAGTTAAACGAACCTAAACAAATATTTGGTCAAATAGATCATAAGATAGAAATAGAAGCAAAGTGTATTAAAGCACGTAAAGGAACATTCAATGCCAAGTAGCGATCAATATAAAGGTGTAGAAAACGCTGAAGAAAATATAAGCGTAGAAGAAATTGAGCCTTCTACTCTAGAGAATATTGACTTTGCTTTCTTTGATTTCATCAATGACAAGATGAACAGTAGCGCCATAACGAATGAGGGATGGAAAAAAACCCCTGTCATCTGGGCTTCCGCTGAAAGATCTTTTTTATCCAAAAACAATAAAGACTTGAGAGACGATGATGGAACTCTTGTTTTGCCATTAATAACAATTGAAAGAACAAGTATGAATAAAAGCAAAACAAGAAAAGGTAAGTATTACGGATTGAGCACAACATTGTCTGAAGAAAATAGGTTTGGAAGAATTACTCTTGCAAGAAAAATAGTCAAAGACAAAACAAATAATTTTTCAGCGGCAGACAATAGAAAAAGATTTGGTAATTCTGTAAATAGAGTTGCGAAACGTCAAGCTTATTATCCAAAAGGAAAAAACGAAAAGGTAGTGTATGAAACTTTAAGTATTCCATTGCCTGTATATGTTTCCATGATGTATGAAGTTACAGTGCGCACTGAATACGTACAACAAATGAATGATCTGTTGGCGCCTTTTATAACTCTTGGTTCATCAATAAGCTGTTTTGTTTTAAAAAGAAATGGACATCGATATGAAACGTTTCTACAAGAGGGCTTAAACTTAGCAAATAATGTATCCAGCTTAGGCACAGATGAACGACAGTACACAACAAAAGTTTCATTTGAGGTGCTAGGGTACCTAATAGGCGAGAGTCCAAATGGTGAACGCCCAAAGATTATAAAACGAGAAAGTGCGGTCGAAGTTAAAATACCTAGAGAAAGAGTGATATTTGGTGATATTGCAGACTATGGCGATGGAAAGTCAAAATATATAGAATGAAATAGAAAATGGTTTTTAGAACCTTAACTCACTAATTAATAAAGAAACAAATAAATAACACGTATTCGTTTCAGCAAAGGAGAGACAAAATATGCCAGCAAAAGATTTTAAGTTTATTTCACCAGGAGTTTTTATCAACGAGATTGATAACTCACAGCTGCCCTCCGAGGGAGGTGATATAGGTCCAGTAATTATTGGACGCGCCGAGCAAGGTCCAGGTTTGGTACCGACCAGAGTTGAGTCGTTTCAAGAATTCGTAGAGGTATTCGGCACGCCACACCCAGGAGGCTCTAGTCCAGACCCTTCTCGTGATGGAAGAATAGCTGGTCCTACTTATGGCGCATATGCAGCGCAAGCTTGGTTAAGAAATAGCACACCTGTTACTTTTGTTCGTTTGGTAGGTCAAGAAAGATCAGATGCCGACGACGGTGGCGAAGCTGGTTGGGAAACTGACCAAACATCTCCTAACCCTGGTGCAACTGCAGGTGGTGCTTTTGGTTTATTTGTCTTTGATTCCGGTAGTGTTGCAACGAATAATGGGTCTTCATCAGACGTTGAAGGTGTTTTGGCTGCTGTCTGGTACGTGAACTCAGGCTCCGTAGCTCTCTCCGGTACGACAAATACGGGTGATGCGCTGAATTCGGGTAGCTTTAGTTCTGGTGCTGAACAGAGAGCAGGCACAAACATTTTTGTTCAAGCGACTGGAGATACAGAATTTAAAGTCATTATTCTCAAAGCTGGTGCAAAAGAGGTTGAAACAAAGTTTAACTTTAATCAGTCTTCAGAAGACTTTGTTAGAAAAGTCTTTAACACCGATCCAACACTAACAAACACTCAGATAACTAAAGCAACTGATAAGGCTTTCAGGGGATACTGGTTGGGTGAAACGTTTGAGGATGAGGTTAATGAAGTGTTGGATTCTGGCGTGGCTGGACAACAGTATGGCGTAATTTTACCTCTGGCGCAAGGCGATATCAGCGGCGCTGATTTTAGATTCGATTACAAAGAGGCAAAAACTGGTTACTATATTTCACAAGATATGACTGCTCAAAGTAGCTCTTTTGATGCCGCTAACATGGAAAAACTTTTCCGCTTTGTCGGCAGAAATGTTGGACGCTGGGCTTCTAAGAATCTTAAGATTTCTATCGCTGATCTTAGAGCTTCAACTGATCCATCTAACGATTACGGCACATTCTCTGTTCTTGTAAGAGCAATGAACGACACCGATAATCGCCCAAAAATATTGGAGCAGTTTAACAACTGTAACCTAAACCCACAATCAGAAAACTTTGTCGGAAGAAAGATCGGTAACAAGTATTTAGAGTGGGATGATACTGAACGTAGATATATTGAGTATGGTGATTTTGAGAACAACTCAGACTATCTTTATGTTGACTTAGAGGATAGTTTGCTAGAGGGTAAACTTAATCCACAATTCCTACCATTTGGTGTTTTCGGACCTCCAAGGTTTACTGAAGCAAACACTAACACTGTTATTGGCAGTCTTGAGACTTTAGTGACAGGCGGCGTTGATTTCTCCGGTGAGTACTCCAAAGGCGGAGCAGGAACAGGATTCCTCGCTGGCGTGAAAACTTTGGTCTCCGGTTCATCGATAGACACCGGCATGACACAGGGTTACGCTGTCCCACTTAAGTTTCCTAAGCTTCGCTTAAGAGTGTCTGCTTCTGAGGGCAACCCAACTGACTTAAGAAATGTTTTCTACGGAGTTGATACAACTTTCAATCGCCAGGGTCGCCCATCAAAGACAATTGGAGAATACACACTTCCAAAACCATTTGGAATTGATAACTATGTTGCAGCTGCAGGAGATCCAGGGACTGAGGACTCGTTCGTATTCACTCTAGACGATTTGTGTATCGCTCAAGATAATGCATCAACAGCCACTACGCTAACCGGTACACTAGTATACAAGTCTGGCTCAAGACAGTCTGATGGCGATGCCCGAGGCGGCTTACAGTACGTACGTGAAACACAAGTTTCTTCCGGTAGCTATAAAACGGTGCTAAACTTAGGTGCAGACAAATTTACAACAGTTATGCACGGCGGTTATGATGGTCTAGATATCACTGAAGCAGAGCCATTTAGAAACTCTCAGTGGTCGAGTACCACGACCGAAAGAAGCAACTATGCTTTTAACACTCTGAAAGTAGCGATTGATTCGCTTAGAGATCCAGAGAATGTTGAGTTTGATATAGCGGCACAGCCTGGTATAACAAACAATACTCTTAATAGAAACTTGGTTGACATGTGTGAAGATCGTGGTGATGCGTTAGCAATTATCGATCTCCAGGGTGGATACGTACCAGTTACAGAGAATACCGCACTGGCAACTTCAAGGCGCGGCTCTGTACAAGCTACCATAGATAATAAGGATCAAAGCCTACAGATTAATTCAAGTTTCGGCGCTGCTTATTATCCATGGGTGCAAATCCAAGATACCATTAATGGAGGAATCCTTTGGGCTCCACCTTCGGTAGCAGCGATCGGTGCGATGTCTTACGGGCAAGCGACACAAGAACTTTGGTTCGCTCCTGCAGGCTTCACCCGCGGTGGACTTTCTGCTAACAGTGCCGCAGGAATTCCAGTTGTGGGCGTGCGTGAAAGGGTTGTCTCTAGAGACCGTGACAAGCTTTACGAGGCTAACATTAACCCAATCGCACAATTCCCAGCAGAGGGTATTGTAATCTTCGGACAGAAGACACTACAAGTAACGCCTTCTGCACTAGATAGAATTAACGTAAGAAGATTGTTAATCTTCCTCAAAAAGCAAATTTCTAGAACTGCAGCGACTCTGTTGTTTGACCAGAACGTGCAGGTTACTTGGAACCGTTTCCGCGGTCAAGTAGAGCCATTCTTGGCATCAGTACAATCTAGACTTGGCTTGGCTGACTACAAGTTAATTCTTGATACGACAACAACTACACCAGATTTGATTGATAGGAATGTGTTGTACGCTCAAATCTTCTTGAAACCAGCAAGAGCGATTGAGTTTATTGCGATTGACTTCGTAATTACTGACTCTGGTGCATCATTTGAGGATTAAAATATAAAATGCTTACTACTTATAAAAAGGAGATCAAATAAATGCCATTTTACGCAAACGCAGACACAGATCCTAAAAGATCGTTTAGGTTTCTATTTTACTTGACGGGTGATGATAATGCTACAACGCTTCAGCCTTACACCGTAAAACAAGTTAAAAAGCCTACTTTTCAGTTGGAGGGGGGACCACAGATAAAATATCTCCAACATGCATTTAAATATCCTGGTCGTGTAGTATGGCAAGATGTAAGTGTAACTGTGGTTGATCCTGGTGGTTCTGAAGACGCTGGCGCCGCACTCTACAATATGTTAGCTAAATCTGGATACGCAACACCCACTGATCCAGACAACCCTCTGACTAAGCAATCTATTTCAAAGCGTAAAGCCCAACAAGCCCTGGGTATCCCAAGGTTGGAGCAGATTGATGATGAGGGAAAATCGGTAGAAGAGTGGTCTCTGCATAATGCATTTGTCTCCAACGTCGATTTTGGCGAGGTAAGCTACGATAGTGACGATATCATTAACGTGCAGTTAACCATCGTATATGATTTCGCTACTTTATCTGCTGGTGACGCTGGGCGCTATGATCTCGCTACTGGTATAACAAGATAATCTTCACAGATAAGAGAGAGAAAAATGGGCTCCTTTTGGACAAGTAAAGATCTAGAACCTAAAAGATCATATCGATGGATAGCTACGATAAACTTTCAACCGCGAAATGGGGCGTTAAAAACTGCTGCACAAATAGTCTCTCAACTTTCTCCTGAGCTTGCCGGTGCATTTAATACGTTTGATATACCTCCGTTTTTAGTTAAATCTTTTAGCAAGCCAAGTTATACTGTTCCAGTGAATCAAGTTGTAGACAATATGGGAACCAAGGTAACAAACTTTGTTGGTGTTCCAGTTTGGAGTGACGTTGAGATAGAGGCATATGACGCAATAAATGCTACGGACAATGTAACTAAGATCGTATATGAATTTTTACGAGCATCTGGATGGAAGTCTGGAACCGAAGGGCAAACCGGCGGCGGTGGCTGGAGTGATACTGCAAAAGCTCTAGAGAATGCAGGAGATGGTGATTTAGTCACTTTAACTTTAGATTTAATCGATTCAGAAGGTAAGGCTTATGAAAGATGGAAGATATCAAAACCAGTGCTTAAAGAGTTTAATTATGGTGGCACCCTAGATTATGAAAGCGATGTAGTAACCACCGTTAAATTAGTTTTTGCAATATCTGGTGCAGTATATGAATATATAGGCGAGAGTTAACGACACTTTCAATTAAAATATCCGGAGGATAAATGAGAAACAATCAAGACAGAATAGGTACAACTACCCCCAGTGACAGTGTAAATTCAGCAAATATTGAGGCGCAACAAACAAACAACTTAGAGTTTATTGTGCCGACTGAAATTGTTGAACTACCAAGCAGGGGTCTTTTCTACGATGAGGGGCATCCTTTGTATCATGTAGAGTCCATAGAAATAAAACACATGACAACAAAAGAAGAAGATATCTTGACAAACGAATCTTATATTAGAGACAATAGTGTTATTGATAGACTGCTAAGGTCATTAATCGTGGATAGAAATATTAACATCAATGACATGTTAATTGGTGATAAAAATGCAGTAACGGTCGCTGCAAGAATATATGGCTATGGAGCAGAATATAGCACTAAATACAGCTGTCCTGCTTGTGGTACTTCACAAACTGCACAATTCGATTTAAATGAGATGGAGCACGTCGACTTTGAAGAGGGCGCGGCTGATTTCGATGCATCGTATGACTATGATAATAAAGTGATTAATTTCGAAATTCCTAGAACAAAAACCAAGCTTGAGCTTAAACTTCTAAAAGAAGAAACAAAACAAGAGAAAAAGCATAAAAATCAAAAAGCTAAAAAAGCAAAATTAATTTCCAGTTTTTTTGCAAAGGTTATTAAATCTGTTAACGGCAATACAAATCCAAAATATATCAAGTCGTACATTGAATCTATGTCGGCTTTAGATAGTCGTTACCTAAGATCAGCATATCAAAAGATGATACCAAATATTGATATGTCTTGTGATTTTGAATGCCAGGAGTGCGGACATAACGCACATGTGGAGGTTCCGCTTAAAGCGGAGTTTTTTTGGCCTAAGTGATAAATATATGAAATCTGTTTACGAACAGTTTTTTTATATGAAATATTACGGTGGCTGGAGTTTGTTTGAGCTTTATAACTTACCTCTCGGATTAAGAAGATTCTATTCTGAGATGCTGTCAAATCATAAGAAAAAAGAATCTGAGGAGCAAGATAAGGCTATAGCAAAAGCCAAATCTTCAGCACGTCGGTAAAAACTAATACTAAAAACTATTTAAGAATATGGAAGATAAAATCATTATTGACTTGGAAGATGCTAAACTTTTAAAAGAGTATTCTCCCTCTCTGGTGTCTTTTGGAGCCAAAGTTAAAAAAATGTTATATAACATGTTTGCTGACTCTGGTGAAAGCTTTACAAGTTTCTACATTAAAGGTAAGAAGCCAGATGTAGTTACTTTTGGCGCCGCTCTTGCATCCGAAAAAAAGTATATGGATTCTTATTTGAAACATGGTCTTAATGACCCTCGTGTGCTTAAAAACAGGTATAAGCTTGAAAGAGCCATACAAAAGTTTGAGAAGGAAACTGGCATTAAATGGCCACTTAAGTAAGGGTTAAACAATGGCAGAAGATACTAAATTTTCAACAGAGGACATAGCAAACGCTCAAAAAATAGCTGATATACTTGAAGATACCAAAAGAACAAAACAAGATCTTCTTAATCTAACCATACAAGAAAAAAATGAAACTCGACAAATATCCGATATATTAAAAGAAGAATACGGTAAGCAAGCTGAGTTTCTTACTCAGGCAGAAATTGAAGTAGATTTAAGAGCAAGGCGTCTAGAAATCTTAGACAAAGAGCTACAAGCTGCAAAAGAGTTAGAGAGCCTAGACAAAGAGATTGCAAAAGAACAGACTTTAATTAACGCATTAAAGGAAGAAGCTGCTGAACTCGAAAGAAAAGCAGCGGAAGAAAAAGACAAAAACCAAAAAGCTTCTGAAAAAGCCACACGACAAGCAGAGCTAACTAGAGAACAAGCTGAACTTTTAGAAATTTCGCTAGCAAGAGAAAAAGCTAGAAGGGCTGAAATTTCAAATCTAGTTAACTTAACCTCCGAGGAGCTAGAAAAATTAATAGCAAGTGAAAAAGATCTTGGCAAATCAACTGAAAATGTGTCAAAGCTTCAAGAAAATATACGTAACATTGTAGGTAATCAAATTGAGGAAACTTTTGGGGTAAAGGACGCCACGGAT